AGCCATAGCAGTTGGAGCAGTTAGAGCAGCCATAGCAGTTAGAGCAGTCAGAGCAGTCGTAGCAGTTAGAGCAGTCAGAGCAGTCGTAGCAGTTAGAGCAGTCGGCATCCCATTTATAGGACAATAGCTCTGATTTGGTCATCTTCAAAATTTCTTCTTTTGTTTTCATTTATTCTTTCCCTTAGATTATTTGAGTATTATACCACCAATAGCTTTTCAAGTCAAGAGAATTATCTTAATAAACCCGCAGCACACTCTCCGAGAGTATCCCAATCTAACTGTGCCTCAATTCCTTTTACCATATAATGACACCAATCGTCAAATTCCTCTTGGTTCTTAGGCTTACGCCCAGTCGAAGACACAAACTCATTTATGCTTAGTGTTATTACATACTGATAGTTTTTAATCTTCATCTTCATCAGCCTCCTCAATGTATAAATCAATTCCATCATTTGATAAAAAAGCATTTGTAAAGTCTGGGTCTGTTATATCCCCATTGGTTTGGTCGCCATCTTCATACATTTGCCTTACCTTTTCTTCTGCATCAATCTCGCTGTCTGCTGCAATGGTAGCCTCATAGTTTGCTACTATCCCGTGAATCGCTATACTAACTTTCCATTTTTGTTTCTTCATTTTTGTGTCCTTAATAGTAGAATTTTAAAATACTTTTAGGTTTCATCGTTCGTCCCATCACTTTCTAATTTTCGTAATAAATCGCTTCCGGCTTCAAACGCAGCACCAAAAAACCCGCCGTCAGGCTGTAATTTAGTCGGACTTTGCTCATTCCATTTTTCTATTGATTCCAGTAGCTCATTCAGCACCTGTCTAATCTCACTGGTACTCACATCACAGATTCTAACACCCTCAGCAGAGACATAATCTACGACTTCAAACCTGTCTGTATTATCAGACAAGACACCGTGTTTGTCGTTTCCCAGCTGTATTGTGTCTGACACATCATCGCAGACGTATAACGAGTGCAGGTCAAAATCTTCGTCCACCATAGCATTTACTACTACTGTTATTTTCTTGTATATTCTCATAATTCTGTTTCCTTAAATCTCATTCTGGCAGTATAGCACCATCATTTTGTAATGTCAAGTGGAAAATAAAATTTATTCTGCCTCTTCTAATAACTGTTCGTGTTCATCAATCCTAAATACAAAACCACAGACATACTTTCTTTTTTCATCAGACGAAAAATTATCTGCTATGTCTTTGTCCTCATCTTCCATATCAGCATAGAGATAGTCAAAAATAGCTTCTACTGCCTCCGCTTCTGTTGTGGAGTTCAGTCCTGTTGCCATATAGTTCCCTGTTTCTAAGTTGAATACACTGTAATACATTTTATGCCTCACTTTCTTTTTCTACTGCCTATAATGCCTAATGCAATAAGTAAGCCCGTCGCTGGTTCTGGTATCGGCTGAGCAGCGATTGACCAGTATGTCCCATTCCACGCTAAATCATACCGCTCTACACACATCTGCTCACAATAGAGAGATACTGCGATAACAACCGGCTTTGGTATGTCCCCCTCAATGTATATGTCAAGTGTGTTTCTGGCTTCCGCCGTCCCCCAGCAGGATTGAACGTATCGAGACGCATAATCACAAGCCCAATCAGGCGTTCTCAAACAGCTAAAATGGTAGTCGCCCGTGTTCTTTAGAGGACTGCCCGACTGTACTACAACCTTATCCACCATAACGTCTCTTACCAGAAACATTTTTCGCCAGAACGTACCGTCATTGGCTGGAAAATTGCCCGTCTTTTCTGCCAGCGTCCCGAATAGCGGGCTTGTAAGTATGAGTACCAGTGTAATCGTTTTCATTTTACCCTCACGGCTTTTTTAGCGATTTTTATTAAATCTAATTTTTTACCGGCGGCAGCACGAGCATCAGCGGCAGCATCAGCAGCACGAGCAGCAGCATAAGCAGCAGCATCAGCAGCACGGGCAGCACGAGTAGCAGCGGCAGCATCAGCAGCACGAGCAGCAGCATAAGCAGCAGCATAAGTAGCATCAGCAGCAGCCCAAGTAGCAGCACTTGAACTTCTATCTTTGCCGGCTAACCAGTTTTTAGCCCATTTTACGTAGGTCTCTTCTTTGTAGATTTCCAAAGTACATAAAATTCCGAATGCTATTTTTTGTGTCAAACTTATCTCTGGTAATTTTAATTCTTTTATCAGTTTGGCTTTTGTGTAGCCAACTTTTAGCCCGTTGTCATCTTTGAATTTACCTGATACTTCTACTTTAAACAGCCGTGGGTTCTTAATATCGGCGTGGACAGGATTTAAGAGAACTGCTAATAGTGGGTGTGTATAGAAATGCAGCCAGCCGTCAGAGCATAAACCACCCTCACCGCTGGTCTCTTGCCAGCGGTTAAGTTCCCACTGATAACCGTCTCTTGTTCGGAAGTTCTGGTCTGTCAGTTTATATGCTATTTTCATAATAGACCCCTACTTTAAAATACTTGGACTATAAATGCTTCGTCGTCAACCTTAATGACTGTCGTTGCAGCTTCGATGTCTTCAATCGTCTCAAAATCTGTACCGTAATCATCTTGAAATTCGGCCAGATTTACATACTCTTGGAATTCACAGCACAAGGCAATGATATAATCGTTTATCTGTTCCGGTATTCTATCAGGTTCATTGAAAAGGCTATATTCAATATCACCATATCGAAAAGCCCACATTGTTTCATAAAACCCTGAAAATTTTGGACAATACGTTTTTATCTTCATAATTTATTCCCCATCTACCATAAGAGTTTTTACAGTTTTCTCTACAAGTTTATTTTCACAGGCCTTGCAAGTGTCTTGCATCAGGCCTTTGTGATTTTCCGACTTTAACTTCTGACATTCTCTACATATAAAATACATTCTATATTCCTTAAATTATAATAACAGCCAGTTTTTAGCCTGAACTGGCAAACAGGATGTTATGGAGCAAGAAAATTACTATACCTGTTCTAAAATTTCTTTAATGTCCGTGTTGTCCGTGTCTAACCATTCTCGTACAAGCTCTGATATAGCGTCATCTATGCCACAATCGCTCAAATTTTCCGATAACTCTTCAAATTGACTTTGAGTTAAACTAATTCCCATAAACTCTTCAAAATGTTCCTTGTCAAACCAGTTCGGTACAAAGATTCCGCTCTTTATAAGAGCGGTTAAATCTAAATTGCCGTGTTTGTCAAATTCTAATGTTATTGTTCCTGTTTTCATTTTTTATCCCTCAAAAATTCTGGATTATAAAAGATTCTTCTGCTACTCTAATTACGATTGTATTCTGCCGCTTGCAGATGTTTTTTAAACTCCACAATTAAAGTTATGTTTTATCATTACATTTACATCATTACTTTATTACATCATAGCAATATATGCTAACAGTGTCAAGTAAAATATAATTTTTAATTCAGACAACCTACACTCCGCAAGCTGCAATAAACTCTTCACGGTCAAAGTTTGGGACTTGGGTTGCAAGATAATCGGCAAGGTCTGATATAACATCATCACAGATATACTCATAATCGTCTATCAGTATCCGATTACCATCGATAATTGTTGCAATCGCTTTAAAATCTTTTTTCGTTAGCATTTTATACACCTTAAATAAATTTAGCTGTTGATTTTATCTCTTGTACCAATACGCTGTCTTGATTATTCTGCAATTTAATTTGATTAGCTAACCAGAAAACCAGTTCTTTTTTGTCGTCTGTCTGTATCTCGAATATCAGGCAGTTTTCTGGTTTTCCCTGCCAATGCCCTATTCCCTTAATTAAGGTAAATCCTGCAAAGAACTTGCCGACAAGTTCAATCGTCTTTTCAGTTTTCAATTCGTTTATATCTTCTGTTAAGATTCTGAATAGCATATTATATCCCCTTAAATTATTCCATTTTCTCTGAACTCTGCCGTTAGTTTAAATCTTTTCGCAAGGCCTGTAAAATATACCTGCCACTCTATTAAGTCTGAGTAGCTCAATGCTTGCTCACTTTGCCAGTGTTGCCAATCAATAGCCTTTTGCCTTGCCTGTTCTTTTGTTTTAATGTCCATCTCACATCCCCTTAAGTAGTTTATGTAGTATTGGAATTGCCTTAAAAACAGACATACTGCTGTATAATCCCTGATGTTGCAACTTCCATAACGTAAAACTTGATAACTTTGAATAATCCCTTTTATGTGGCTGTTTTGAAAATTCTATTTGATAACAAAGATGCTGTATCTTCTTTCCGTCCCATAGGTTAACAGGTTTTATGAAACAATACTTTAATTTTTCTTTTATTGCATAGTAGGCAATAATCAAATAAGTTTTAAATAGGTCTTTTTTCATTTTTATTTACTCCATATTTTTTCGAGCATATAAGGCTTTATGCCGTTATATTCATTTAGCTCTACATCTATTTTACTTTTCAGGCCGAAATAAATCAGGCTGTAAAACTTGTTTGCTCTAATGATTCTGAGCAAACATCTTTTCTGTCCGTCTGTCAAGTCTAAGTTATGCTCAATAGCAATTAAATTTTTGTGTATCTTAATACGACAACCGCCGATTGCTAAGAACTCTTCTAACGTTGTATCCACTTCATAACATTGGTCGTCGTGTGTTGTACCACAGTACAGGGGGGTAAATTGTCCATCAGGATAAATAAACCCGCTTTGGCTATAATCATCAGACAACCCTAAGCTGGATTGCATTCTACTGATTATATCTTCTGTTAAGGTTCTGTATAGCATTTTATTTACTCCATATTTTTTCGAGCATATACGGTTTAATTCCGCAAAATTCGTTAAGTTCTATCGTCTCTTTTTTATCAAGCTGAAAATAAATCAGGCTGTAAAACTTGTTCGCTCTGATTATTCGTATAATACATTTTTTCTGTCCGTCTGTCAAGTCTAAATTGTGCTCAATACATAACAATTCACGGTGTATTTTAATTCGGACTATTCCACAAGCAAGCAGATTATCAAGTGTATCATTGCAACCGTCCGCTGTATCTTCGTGTGTCATTCCCAATGATAGGGGGATATATTCCCCTGTATCGATGATAAAACCACTCGTTGTCAAGTCTGTTTCAAGTGTTTTCATATTATATTCCCTTAAAAAATCATTCATTTACTAATCAAACTATAATATATTGCTGTCGGGAAGTCAAGAAAAAAACATCTTTTCTTTTAATAGCTGTAAGTTATTGTATATAAAGAGCTTATGTAATGCAACCGCAGGGCGTTATCCTGATTATTGCCTCTACTTACTATAAGAGACTACATATAACATAACAAAGAGCTTATTACATAGCAGTCTATTGTTGTCGTCAATGTCGTTTGAGATTACAGCCAAAGAGGTACGCCCTGTCGTCGAAAAACCCAAACTGCCGGAATATCTTTTTTACTGGCTCTACCCACTTATGGGCATTTTGGGGATTACGCCCCCGCCGCTAAACTACTAAACATCTACATAAGCCATATCGTCTGTACTATGGGGTAAATCACGCCAATTATATTTAAGTGTACCATATTCATATATGTAATATCTGTTTGCTTTCATTTGCCGCTTATAGGCCTCTACATCAGTAATACCGGATACAGTCGTTGCCCTTTTTCTTCCCGCCCCGATGGGGGCAACAATAAAGTAGTATTCTTTTCTTGGCATTGTCTATTCTTTCAATTAAACAATCAACTTCTACATAAACTATACACTACTTTTGAGCAAAGTCAAATAAAAAATAAGATTTATTGCGATAATTAAGGAAATGGATAACACAGCGCCGTGTTAGTTATATATCTAACCTGCTGTTGTGTAAGGGATTGTATGTCTATATGTAGTGTGTGTACTTGTGTGTAGTTATAGGACGCTGGGCGTGTGTGCAGTTATGGGGCTTTACAGACATAAGACCGATAACACAGGGGGGTGGTAGTCGGGAATTAAAGTGGTAGTAGTATGGGTGCTACCCTCCGACACTTTTTATGTGTTTTTGAAAATACTTAAATGAATGTGGATTCCTGAGGTCGGCTATTGTGGTTTCTTTGGATATGGTTCAATTTTATATCTCAATTTACTTAGGAGTTCCTTCTTACGTCTCTTGTCACAGTTAAAGTAAATGTACCTGTGTTTCCTTGGTCTGGGTTGATAGCTGAACTTATCCCCAAAGACCCTCTTTAACTCTTTTACTGTCTTATACTTATCCCCTATTGTTTGACTGTGAAGATTACTTCCCTCGATGGTGTAGTTACCCCTTTTAGCTGAAAGACCTGTGTAGATAAAATTTGTTGCCTGATAAACATACCCAATATGGCCTTGTTCTGCCTCAGCATAGGATACCACTATTTCCTTATCCACTTTATTCAAGGTATTCCCTATTAGGAAGCTCTCAACATTCTTAGGGGTATTGTCAAATATAAACAATCGGGTCAGTTCTATCACATTGTCTTTTTCGTCTTTCCCACACAACCCCTGACGTAAGGAGTAACTTGAAGGTGTGCCATAACAAACAACCCCAACCATTTTGTCAGTCTCTTTCTCAAAAAGACCAAAAGAAAAGGAGCAGGGGGCTTTTCGATGTAGATAGTGATATTCTACCACCATGTTCATAGCCTCTCTGTACCCTACCTGTTTTATGTAGTATCTCTCTCTCAATGACACTCCAAACCCCTATAATAGAAACATATGTCAATTACTGTTGTATCCGAAGGACATCCTCACGAAGTCTAAGGTCGGCTTTATTCCCTGACAATCTCAGTCTGTTAATAACCCCTTTGGAAAATCTAATCGTCTTAATAGGGGACTTTATATATCTTCTAAAAGTATCAAGATTATACTTAAAAATCGCCTCCCCCTTAGTAAAAATCAAAAATTTATGGCTAATCCTTGTTTCTATCCCCTCCCCACCAATAAGATATGGGAATGTGGTATAGAACAAGTCTAAAATGGTTAAATTGCTTATACTCATTTTAACTCCTAAAATAGAAATACATGTCCATTATTATCCAAAATAGATTTTAATTTTTCCGAGCATTTTCCAAACTGAGAAAATACAAGAAACTGTCCATTGTCTGTATTTGTGCAATAGCAGTATGGTAATACAGCCATCCCAGACTTTTTTCTCTCTTGTTCATACAGTTCGTTACATAGTTCAAAAAGCAGGGTTAATTTCTTTTTACTCATCTTTCTCATATAAACTCCTACAATCAATTTTAAGACCCTTGAAGGCTGGGAGGCTTCCAATGTACCCCCCAGCAGGGAAACTTAACACCGCTACCCCTACAACTGCTATTACTGGGGTTTATGTTAACTTAGCTGTAATGGTTAACTTGACATCTTTTTAAATGCGATAACATGCTCTTCGTTGGCCATAGCGTATTGTGAATCGCCGATGTCTATTTTAGCCAGACTGCAAGCATTGATATACACAATGTCTCCGGCTTTAACTGAGCAGGGGATTCTCTGCCCGTTTTGACCAACCTTGCCCGGCCCAGTCAACTGCACAACACATTCCCTCAAAGCTAATGCCGGAATAGAATCCTTCGCACCCTCGGGAAGTACTAAACCACCTTTAGTTGTATCGGTAGTTGCGACTTCCTTTACAATGATGCGGTCATACAAGATATTTAAATTTGCTAAACTGTTCATACTCTTCTCCTTTATTTCAAATGGTTCTTAGTCAGGTAATGGGCTCTCTTCCTATCCTTGTGGATACTGCTAAAGATACTTCCCAGACAACTCAATAGAAATTTTGCACTAAACATCAACTATCTCCTTAAAAATAAAGTTTATTCCCATTTTGCTTTCGGGATACTTCTCAAGAAATACTGCCCTGAAAGATTCCACCAATTCATTCCAAACCATCAACTCACACATAGTGCACCCATCCTCTGGCTTGTTGTGAAGCAGGATGCACAGCACATCCTTAATTTCCATTGTTTTTTTCGTATTCTTTATCATACCTCATCGCTCCTTTTCTTATCTCTTGATTGATAAGAAACATTAAATCTCTCTTTACTTTTTTAAGTACCCCTCTTTTATTGCTCAGCACAACTACAATCTGCCGAGCATTTCTACTAAGAGGGTATTCCAATAACAAATCAATAGCAACAGCGGTTTCATCTTCAGAGGATATTAACACCCAATCATAGTCAATGCAGTGTTCCTCATAGAAGCACTCAATCTCACTAATCATCTCCTCTATTTTCGCTTTAAATGTCATGATGCACCCCTATTTCTTAAACAGCCTCTTGTCCATATCAGGAAGTCTATCACATTAAGTGGCATTAGCATATACTGCTTTGAGTGGTAGAATATGACCATCCATAAAAATTGAGCGAACAGAGCCACAACACATCCGACAAATCTCTTCTTTCTTTTGGAAGATGTTATGTTGTATCTGACTATCAACTCCACACAGATTGTTATTGCATAAAAAATGTTCCACCACATAATTAACCTGCATAGCTTTCACAAATCTTAATGTCCACCAAGAATGGTACAGCCAGATTTATAACTGATTCCATTACTTTCTTTTTAGCCTCCAGAACCTCTTGGGCAAATTCTTTTTTCACCTCAGAAATGCAATCGTCATGTACCGTGAGGACTAATTTAGCATCCCACTGCGGATTTTCCAAGTACAGTTGTCTAAGAGCAGCTAATGTTAATCTCAGAAGGTCTGCACAGAAACTTTGGATTAGATGGTTGAAGCCCTGCCTAATAGCTCCATCATCTATTTCACCAAATCTTCTTCTTCTACCAAAATAGTTTTTAACATAGTGACTTCGGAATAGTTCCTGTCTGCATTTCTTGATTGATTCTTTAACATTAGGATAAGTTTTAAAGAATCCATCTAACCAAGACTGTGCAGTTTCCTTTGAGACTTTGTTGTTTTTTGCAATTCCATAGGCAGTTGAACCATATACAATGGGGAAGTTGATTCCATTTTTTCCGATGTGTCTTTCTTCTTTATATCTCTTTTTGGTATCAGCATATAATTCACTCATCTTGATAAGGTCACCCTCTGGAATTTCAAGCCCCAAACATCTATTGGCTGTGAATAAGTGTAAATCTTTGTTTTCATTAAATGCCCCTATTAAATTTTTATCCCCCGTCAAATTCGCAAGCTGCCTTAATTCCTGACTCTCATAATCTGCTATAACAAATGTGTACCCATCTTTCGCCACAAATAGTTCTCGGATATTAACCAAATCTTCCTTTGATAATTCTCTCGGGATATTCTGAAGATTCGGTTCACTTGAACTCAAACGCCCTGTACGAGCCACTGTATCATTAAAAGATGTTCGGATACGCCCATCTTTACAAACATGCCTCCACATTGGGGAGATGAAAGTATTGAGTAACTTATCAGCCTTCCTGAACTTTAAAAGGTATTCTATAAACTTACATTTATCTTTATGTGGTTCAAGGGCATCTGATGCCGTTGATGGTTGGCCATTTGGATAAGTTTTGCTTGGCTTAGTTCTGGATAGTTTTATTTTAAATTTACCCTCAATTATTTTGGCAACCTGCTCATCGCTGTTAAGATTCATTGGGGATGATACAACAACGAACCCAAACAAGTCTTTATCCTCCCTCATCTTCAGCCCTGCTGATTCAATCGCCATAACTTGATACTGCTGCATCTTAGCGGTAACAATATCTTCAAAGTCCTCCAACTTCTTTGTATCAATGAGTATTCCATTTTCGTACATATCAAGTAGGACTCTCTGGAAGGGCATTTCAATTTGGTAGAAGAGTTTATCGAGTCCTTGTTTTGTTAGTAATGGCTTCTCTATTTCGTATAACTGCCACGTCCAAATTGCATCATTGATAGCATAGTTCTTGAATCGTTCAGAATCAAGTCCAAACTTTATTGCATCCTTGTATTCAAAAATTTCCGTCTGAGGTATTTTTAAAACCCTTGCTGCTAATTTCTTTAAACCACAACTTGCATTTTCGTTCAGTAAGTGAGCGGCAACGGCTGTGTCAAAAATTTCTCCTATATAGTCAATGCAAACAGACTTTAACACCCTTAAATCAAAGGGGGCGTTGTGCATAATCAACAAACCAACCCTACCACATATAACATTCAATAACTCAGCCAAGATTAAATCAAGGTCAGGGTTATCATTGAGATTTATATACACTGAATCAGTGCCGGTGCACAGGGATATGCCCTTTAATTTGCAATTATAGTGCAAACCATCTGTTTCTGTATCCAGTGATAGTGTTGTGTTGTTGGGAATATGCAGCTCCACCCACTCAAGAACAGCACTGTGAGTATTCAAAAATGATTTATTGATTGTCACTATTGTCTCCTATACTGCCATTACCCTCGATGTCTCCATCATAATCCACCAGATGGGACAGCCCTTTACGGGCAGCCCCTTGAGGCTCTCTGTAAATTTTGTGGCTCGGCTCACACTCACTGCAATATGAGTCTAAAACTCGTTCAGTAGGAACTCTTATTGCTTCCTGACAGTGCTGACAAAACGCCCTTACAAATCGAGAATTGGGAATCCTATCTCCCGCTCTGGTGTTATCTAACACACAAAATAATTCCCCATTTTCATCAATCTTTGTTGTAGTCATCTACATACCCTTCAAAATATACTACACCAACCCCAATGTACCACACTTTCCACAAGAAAGCAAGCCATAAAGGTGTTAAAGTTAAGTCTTTTTCATTGTGGGTATTGTATCATAAATTTGAATTTTAGTCAAGAAAAAAATAAAATAATTTGCTTGTGTTTAAGTCTTCACAAACAAAGGATTTATAAAAATTATTAAAAATAATTAAGTTTTTTATCAAAATAGCTTGACTTTAGGTTATATTTATGTTACAGTAGGGTTGGACAGGATACACTTTTATATTTTAAAGGACAATACAAGTGGAAAGAGTTTGGGACGAAATAGACGCTGCGGCAGAGAGGGAGGGGGAAGCCCTCCAGAAAAGTAAAGGGTACTCTCCAACCAGACCCAATATACCTTGTTCCTTAAGACTGCCCAAGAGGATATTTGATACAGATAAATGTCATCGTATTGAGTCTTTAAGTGTATGGGATTACATTAGATGTAAAAAAGCTGGGGACTTAAAAAGGCAATAATTTACAGTGAAAATTTCTGGGGCAACTCCCTGTTTTGGATTTGGGATTCCCAGTCGATAGGGGGTTGCACCTCTGAAAGTTATATGCTATTTTAAAATTCAATAAGGAAGTTGCAAGCTGTAACCATAGCTCTGGCAATGGGTTAAGATTGGCTCGGCCATTTAGCCCCATCAGAGGATAATCTGACTTACTACTCACGCCACGATACCAACGGTCGGAAGGCTATTTGCAAGGGATTGAGACGAAACCCCGATACTGTGGCAGTAACCAGTTTTAGTTGAGCAAATGCAAGCATTGAGAGAGATGCCGTTGCCCAATGAGTTGAGGTGAATGTGGGTTTTTGAGTTAAAGATACATAAAGCCTGTGTATATTTATTCCTTATGTTATATTATTCCTGACTCAACCTTAAAAGTTGGTCTAAAAAACCTGTTAGATGGATACTTAACTTATTATCGGTGTTAAGTGGGTAAAGAACTTTTAGAACTGACAAATTCAACGCTAAGGCCACAAGTAGCTATTATTTTGATAAAAGTGGCCATTTATTAGTTATATAACTAACAACCTACTGTTGTTTAGTAACCACATAACACATCGGGAATATCGTTATGCCAAGATGGGATGAAAAAAAGAAGAAGCGTGTCAACAAAGTTCGGTCGGACGCAAAATACGATAAAGTGGAGGTAGTTCCAGTAGTTCGCTCCTTAGTTGGCCTTGGTTTCAAAGAAGTTGAGATTGGAATTATTCTCGGAGTTAAAGAGGCAACTCTTCATTCATGGAAGTCCAGATACCCAAAGTTATTTGAGGCCAACGCTGAGGGCAAACAGATAATGAAAGGACTCCTCTGTGCAGAGATGTTCAGAGCTGCTACGGGGTACGACTATGAGGAGGTCGATACAACTTACAAAGTTCCCATATCATGCTCTAATGCTGAAGAGGCTGTTAAACAAGCATTGATGAAAACTCCCGAAAAGGTGGTTGTTCATAAAAAACATCAGAACGGAAATGCAGAACTTCAGAAATTTTTAGCCAACAACCTAATGGGGGAAACATTCCCCCGCTCCCAGACACAGGTAACAGAAAACATCATTACTCTTATTGGCTCTGTTGAACCAGAGCGTATAAAGCAGTTTGCTGGGAAGCTAATTGATTTAATTGAATCTCCAAGAAAACAGGTTGAGTCTACGGAAATAATTAAACCAGAACCAGAGTTAAAAGAGTTACCCACAGATGAATTTGGAAACCCTGCAAAATAGAATACCAAAGGATATTGGTGGTAACCTTGAGTTCCGAATGAACCTACACGAATTTCTTGCAAAAGATTCTGGGGCACAGAAGGAATATGTTTCACTATGTTTGAGTAATCCGGTAATCGCCTATGACACTCTTTTTTGGACACTGGACGGCAGACGTGCACCGGGAATGAGAAACCTGCCATTCATCCTGAGACCTCAACAGGAACTCGTTGTCAACACCCTGAAGAGGGGTATGGATACAGGTGAGGATGTTGGTGTAAATAAAAGTAAAGAAGAGGGGGCAACAGAGTTAGTCACAAAGTTTCTTTCATTACTGACTTTATTTGTCCCCGAGAGTAACTTTCTGGTTGGCTCAAGAACAGAGGACTTGGTTGATAAGACAGGAGAGCCCAGTACGCTCTTCGCTAAAATTGACAGTGTGTTTGATAAATTACCAATGTGGCTGCGTTCCAAGTTACACATAGAACGAACATTTAAGCATTTGAAAAATTTGGATATTTCATCCACCATTGATGGTGAAGCAACCAGTGAAAACTTTGGGGTTGGTAAAAGAGCTACCGGAGTTATGCTGGATGAATTTGGTTTAATTGAAAAAAGAATAGCAGACGAAATAGCTGATAAGATTGGTGATGTGAGTAATTGTGTTATATATAATTCCACACACTGGTTTGGAACAGGACATACATTTTACAAAGTTCTTCAAAGAAAAAACATTTTAAAAGTATCTTTGCCTTGGTATTTGAATCCAGAAAAAATTCATGGCCTTTATAGAACGCCGGAAGAAGGTGTGATTGAGTTGGTGGATGAGTCTTATTACAGACTAAATCATCCAAATTTATTTCAATATATCTGAGAGAATATAAATGGGAATGGTATTCAAAATAGATAAACTCCCAGATGAGTTGAAAAAACTTTTTATTGCGGATGGCAACAAACGCTATCCGGGAAAAGAACGCTCTCCTTGGTTCGATAAAGAGGAAGAGGACAGGTCATACCGAGATGTTTCCCAAAATATATGGATGAACCCAAGTGGTGCTGCTAATCAGTTCTTTGACCCTGTGGTGATTGAGAAGATACGGGGCACTACGATAAAAGCTCCAAAATATACTGGCACTTTGAAATTTGATTATACTAATTCCAGTGTGTTTGGCCCAAGGATTAGTAATGTTACACTTGTTACTAACCCCAGAGGAAATTTCAGATGGTGGGGTGAGCTTGAGGAGATTAAAAATGTTCTCAGACCCAATCAGCTTCACAATTATATTATTGGGAGTGATATTTCTTTTGGCACTGGTGCTTCAAATTCTACTGCGATGATAGTTGATAGGAACACAGGTGAACTCATTGGTGAGCTTGTTACCCCCGATATGAGGGTGGATGAATTTGCTGACGTTGTTTCCGCCCTGTATTTCTGGCTTGGTGGTGCAAACGCCCCATTTGTTATTTGGGAGCGAACTGGCGGTCACGGAATTAACTTTGGCCGTAGAATAATGGAAAATGGTGTAACAAATGTTTATACCAAGACTACTGAAACCGGAAAGATGAGAAAACGCCAACAGGTTTATGGTTGGGATAATACAGGTGGCCCAAATGGAACTAAGGGTGATTTGCTTGAGAGATTGGAGATAGCACTAAAAGAGGGTTTGAAAGAAAAACATGACAGGACATTTTTAATAATCCACTCTGAAGAAGTTACTAACGAGATGGACGGCTATATTTTTTACTCCTCTGGAGAACTGGATTCAAGTGAGAGTATAGACCAATCATCTGGTGCAAGAAAAAGACATGGTGATAGAATAATTGGAGTTGGCTTGTGTGTTCTTGGGATGCTTGACCAACCTGTGGCCGAGGAAACATTATCAAAATCGCCACCCTATGGCTCTCTGGCTTGGAGAATGCTACAATCCAAAATAGAGGACGAAAATAGAAAAACTGGACAATGGCAAGACCCACCTAACTTGAGTACTCGGTGGGGTTAAATTTGGAAAGACAAGATGGCAAACGGCGAACTAATTGATAAATCAGTTGATAACACAATAGTTGGTGCGATACAAGATGGTATTGCAAGATGTGATGCTGTATGTGAAGCTCCATTGATGAAACGCAAAGAAATTCTTGAGGAATACGCCAATGGGTGGTACGGAAGTACCAAGAATGAAAACTACCGATGCCCAATCAATATGATTTCAAGGGCTATAAACATCTTATTGCCATTGCTGGTGAACAAAGACCCCAAGGCAATGACCTCAGCAAGGGTAGCTCAACTTATGCCCTATGCGGATACTCTTCGACTTACTATAAATCATCTCATAAAAAAGATTAAATTAGGGCAAACACTACGCATTGGAACTCTTGATGCCCTAACTTATGCTGGAATTTTTAAAACTGGAATAGCCCCCGGAGGTGATGGTATAAAGGATGCCTTTGGAGTAACACATGACGCTGGACAAATCTTCTGCGATGTAATTTACCCAGAGGATTATTTCTTTGATACATCCGCAAGACGTAAAGAAGAGTGTGATTTTGAGGGGAATTGGTTTTATGTTCCAGTTGACTACGTTTTAAACAGTGGTCTTTATGATAATTATGACAAAATAAGTGAGTCATATATAAAATGGGCTAAAGCGTCTCCGAAGGAAATATCTGATGGTGGTGGAAACGCATTTTTAAATACATTTAAACCCTATGTAAAACTCGCCGAGGTGTACATACCATCTGAAAACATACTACTTACTATTCCCGAAAAGGGCAAGGGGGATAAGCCACTCAGAGTTGTAGATTTCAATGGTCCAGTTGATGGGCCTTTTGACATCATGAGTCTTTCTACTTTTCCAGAGAGTGTTATCCCAATAGCACCCCTGTATGAGGGGCTTGATTTACATTACTACATAAACATAATGGCTCGTAAAATGGCTCGTGAAGCCGAGGCTGCAAAAACTGTGTTCCCGTATGAGGGGAATGCAGCGGATGATGTTACAAATATCCTTGGTGCAAAGCACATGCAGACCATAAAAGTTAATAACATAAATGCTTTCACTACATTGAAACTTGGGGAGATTGACCCATCACAGTATCAGTGGATTGCTTTCCTTAAAGGTCTTTGGGGTGAAGCCCCTGTCAATATGCCAGTAGTTGGTGGTATGAAGTCTGCTGCCCCCACACTTGGTCAAGAACAGATGCTTATGACAAACGCTTCTGCAAATCTTGATGATATGATTCAAGCGGCACACAACTGCACGAAAAGCATACTGCACAAGATGGCGTATTATATTTTTACTGACCCTCTTATGGATATAACTGTATCTAAGAGGATACAGGGACTTGGTGAGATACCAGTAAGTGTTACAGCCGACACAAGAGAAGGTGATTTTTGGGATTACAATTTTGAGGTAGTTCCTTATTCCCTATCTCGTCAGAACCCACAGATGAGAATGCAGAAGTTAATGCAGGTTGCAACAGGATTGATTTTACCAACGATAGAAATTGCCCAACAGCAGGGCGTAGTGGTGGATATACCAAGATTAGTTAAGGAAGTTACAAGGGATATGGATTTAACTGATGGTGAAATTGACTTAATCTACCAAAATGCTGTAACTATGAACACAGACCTCGGCCCTTATCAGCCGCTAAAAGGTCAGGTTTCAGGAATTGGCGATAGGCAAGGTGCTTCTCCCGCAAGTCGTCAAGAAAACCTTAACCAGCAGCAAAATCGCTCAGCGGGGCAGTCCAGCCCAGCTAATACAGAGGCTGGCAAGAATGTGAGGGAGTAATGCCCTTTAAAAATGATTAAGGCAGTTAAGAAACATATTAAAGGAAAATAAAATGTCTTGGTATAAAAAACTAATCGAGAAGGTAAAAAAAGCATACGCTAAAAGAAATGAGGAAGAAAAAGATAAAGAAAAAGAGTTTAAAACAGTAAGGACATCTGGTATAGAGAGTCAACTGAAAGCAGCCGGACTTAGTGATGAGCAGATTGCAAAATTAAGGGGTAAATAATGTCAGCTACGTATAATGTTACAGTCAATGTGTCAGTGGATGGGCTGGGCAGAGGAACAGAAAAAAAGAATACTTTTGCTGGAGATACTGCACCAGAAGTAACCTGTGGCACTGAGCAACAAATGCAGGAAACTGCTGATGTAGCTGAGGCCTTAAATGTTGGTGCTGTGGATACTATTTTTGGCGTATGGATAAGAGCCATTGATAACGACTTAGCAGTGGATACATCCTATGTAACCACATTTAGTACCGAGTTAATTATACCCGAGGGTGAGGCCCATTACTTCAAGCCAAGCGGCACAGTTTATGTGAAAAACAATACTGCATTGGAAAAGTGTACTTTTGAATTTTTAGTGATAGGGGTACAGGATTAAGGGGAATACCATGTTTCATTGCTCGCAGTGCAAAAAAGAATTTGACAACAACCTAATAGATGATATGGACTTTGATTTTGTTGATGAAAGAGGTCATGTGAACATTCGCTACAATCAAAAATGTGACGCTTGTGGTGGGGAGATTTTAGCTGGATATTTACGGGATGATAGTGGGGTAAATATCTGCTCAGATGGGGATTTCCACCCGTATTTCTCCCCTGACTTGGGTATTTATGTTGATAGCTCCAAAACTCTTAATGACCATCTTAAAAGTAAAGGTATGGTAAATTTAAATGAGTCCAAGGAGTACAGGGAACATGAAGCGATGATGAGAGAAAAGGTAATGCATTTTCCAAGTATGCGGGGTGCAAAGTGAAATACAAACACAAAATAAATTTTACAACTTGTACACTTATGCTGATTATTTTGGTTGTGCTTGGAATCTTTGGAGCAGTAATTGATAAACCAAACATAAAAATTACTCAAAGCTATAATGTCCTTGTTGAGGGGGTAGTTGAAGCCAATGGGGTACTGACAGAGTATTGGATTGGCTCTGGTGTTTTGATAAGTAAAGACGGCAATATAGTAACGGCTAAACATTGTGTGAACGGAGCAACCAAGTTAAAGATTACTCTACAAGATGGTTCATATTATTATGTTACTGATTATTTTAAAGATAGGTATGCCGATGTAGCTATTATTGATATTCCCGGAAAAGATTATAAGTTTGCCAACATTGGTGATTCAGATATTATAGAGGCTGGGGACAGGCTACACAACATTGGAAATGCTCAGGGAACTTGGGAAAATAGTGTACTGTGGGGTGTTGTTTATAAGAACCACTTTACAAGGTACATCTATCCGAACACAGAACTTATACTTTTAGACATGGGAGTATTTGGAGGCTGTTCTGGAGGGGGTTTGTATAGAGGTACTATACTCTATGGAATAGTTGTTATGGGGAACAGTGATAATGTTACTTTAGCTGTACCGTCAAATGTTGTAAAAGATTTACATAAAAGATATTTAATTACAATGGATTTGGAAAGTATAGCAAAATACTTTTAATGTGAGATGGAACTTCAAAGCAACCTACCTCTTTTTAAAATAGGAATGTTTCCTATAAGAGAAGAGAAGCATATATTGGAGAATTAAAATGTCAGACGAAGTAAAACCGGAAGTTACAGAAGAAGTTATTGAGGAAGTAGAATTATCAAGTGATGAAGCTATCATTGATAGGGGTGAGGAAGTTAAGGTTATTGATGCCCTTATAAACCCGCCCGCTGAAGAGGAAAAACCAGAAGAAAAAGCGGAAGTAAAGGTCGCTGAAGATGCGGCGGAGGAATCTACTCAAGATGATAAAGTTAAAGAGAAATCTGAAACTACTATCAAAACTGAGGAAGATATTTCAAAGCTGAATCTACCACCTCGTCTTTTACAGGCTGCTAAGCGTAATCATCTTACTGACCAAGACATTTTGGATTTGGGAGATAAGGCAGAATTGGTTTTATCCAGATTTGCAGAAAGTTCTGATAGAGTATCAGCAGAGCTTGGTGAAATTGGACGTAAGCTAAAAGAGAAGAATGCCCTCGCAACTCCAAAGCAGGAAGCTAAACCAGCTACCCTGAAAGTAGAGGTCAAAGAGGATGACTTGGATGAAGTCAAGGAATTAAAGAATGTTGTTAATGCCCTGACCACCCAAATTTCAAATTTAACAAAGCAGGTTACAACAAATAATGTTGAATCTACCAAGTCCGCTGAAATAGAGCGTGACAAGAAGATTGACTCATTTTTTGACAGTAAAGCTGCTGAGCATGTTGAATTTGGAAACAGCAAAGCATTGTCCGCCGTTGACTTAGCAATAAGGCAGAACATTTGGGAATCAGCAGATAATATCCTGATTGGTGCTCAAGTTAGTGGACAAAAGATTTCTATTGAGGAGGCTCTTGATGCTGCAATGAGTCTTTATGAGAATAAAAATCCTCAGAAGAAAAAAGTATCTCGTGAGCAGGTGCTCAAAGAGGTTGAAAAAAGAGAAAAAAATCTTATCCAAAGACCTTCATCTAAAAAGAATTCAGCATCAACGGTAAAAGACCCTCGACAAGAGTCGGTAAAAGCTGTTGCTAAAATTCTAAGTAGGGGTGAGGGTGGATGGTAAAAGTAAAGGAAAATTAAAATGACTGAAAGCTATGTACCGGAATCAAGCATTCTTGATTTAGTGAATGCAACAATTCCGTTCAGGAAAAGATTGGAATGGGGTTCTCCTGCGGAACATCAGGATTTCCCAATTCTCAATCGTGCCTTGGCAAAAGGCATGAAGGCCACTGGTGGCCACAAGGTAGAGTTTAGAACTGCCCTGAAGAAATCTACAAAGGGTGGCTTCACTGGACTCTATGCAACAAGAGAATACAACCATGAAGATTATCTGGTAACTGGTGAGTCTCCTTGGGCACACCTTTATACCTATTGGATGTATGACGGCCACGAAACGGCGATGAACCGTGACCCAGAGCGTATTGTCGATATTATGGAAGTTGGTCGTCATGAAACTATGACGAAGCTGTCAGGAATTTTTGAAGAAGCCTGCTGGCAGACTATTATTGGGGAAGCCGCTGAGTTTGGCAGCCTTCGTGGTATCCCTTATTGGGTATCTAAGGCCGGTACGACTTCTCTTGATAGAAGTGCCAATGTTCTGACAACTGTTGGTAACATTAACCCAACTACTTACCCGCTATGGTCCAACTACGTTGGCACTCACACTACTCCGATAGCAGACTTGGTAGCTGGAACTATTGCTGCCTCTATTGAGGAAGATTCGCTGTCTCTGTTGAATGCAATGAACCTTGCCCAGATTAAGACAAAGTTCAAAGCACCACAGAACATTGCTCACATCGTGGACAAGAATCCACTGGGCAATTACAAGATTTATGTCAACACTGCCTTCTCGGTAGCATGGGGCATAATTCTTCGCCATTACAATCTTGGCAACAACTTTGGTTTTGACCTTGCCAAGTTCAATGGTCAGCATGCATTCAACGGCATTCCGATGGAGACTGTTGAATATCTTGACCTTGTAGATGATGGTGGTTATGGTGATGTGGACATTCAGGGCAAGTATCCTGTGTACTTCATCAACTCCAACGAACTTGAGACAGTTGTTCTCAGGGGATATGAATTTAAGGAATCTGCTCCGCAGTTGATGCCGGGCAATCCTAACGTAGCTGTAACGAATGTAGATTTCAGCGTTCAGCTTGTTTGTAAGAATAGGAAATCTCAGGCTCTTGTATATGGTACTGCATAAACCAAGAAGGGAAAATTAAAATGGCAGATTTTTATACTTATGGTGCTGAGAAGATTGCTCTGAAGTCCGTTTATTATGAGGGCACAGATGCAATTAAAAAAGGCTATGTATTGTGTTTTAATCAGGACACAGTTCTTGACCTAACAGATGGAGCTACGATAGCCGAAGGTGCTATGTGCAATGGTAGATATTTGCGTGTAGAGAAGCCCGCTACGGCCAATATACCCTACGGTTTTGTTATTGCGATGGAAAACAAAACTGGGCCATGTAATATCGTTGTTGCAGAGCCTGACGGCCACGCCGTTCAGGTATTCAGCGATGCCAATGTTACAATCGGTGATTTACTGTATGCTCAGAATGCGAGTTACAAGGCCGGTGCAACTGGAGTTGCTGCAATAGGCAAGGCTTTAGAGACAATCGACCGAAGTGTTACAAATGGTCTTTGTGGCGTTCGCCTTGGCCAATATGCTGCTGATATTACCTCTGCTGAGGCTTCCATTAACGTAAGGGCTGACAACATTGAGTCATCTACCGCTTCTATGGCAACTCTTGAAAGTTCTGATGTAGTTGTAATAAAGGCTTCTGCATCGAGCATGAAGTTAGTTGCTGATAGTGTTAGCACCTCAGTAGCTTCCATAAAGACTTTGGAAAGCTCCGATGTGGTTGACATTAAATCCTCAATGTCAAGTACCAAACTGGTTGCGGACAGTGTCAGTACATCTGTCGCCTCGATAAAGACCTTAGAGAGTTCAGATGTTGTGGATATTAAGTCGTCCATGTCCTCGATAAAGTTAATTGTGGATAGCGATGTTAGTAAGAATCTCTCAATTAGCACTCGGCTAAGTGTTTTGGATTCTACCGCTACTGCTGTAACATCTGCGGATACGGCCTTGTCAACAGTCGGCTCTCAGGTTGTTGCTATTCTGGATGCTCTGAAAGCAGTCAACGGTTAATTAAATAAAGAATTTGAGAAGGGAGTTCTCAAAGAAAATAGTGGGGTGAGTTACGGAATGAAAACCACCCCACTAATTTTTAAGGGGACTTATGAAATTATCTATAAAAAAGTTAAAAGTTGCCCACTGGGTGGGAATCACTCCCAATGCGTGTGGCCTCTATGAACATGCAAAAGACCAAATAAGGGCTGAAAGACTGGCTGGAATTGATGCCCAAGCTATTGATTATAGGATAGTTGATAATAAGGAAGTTGCTGGGGAAATTAAAGCAGATAATTGGCTTACATCCGTTTCATTAGACTGGCTAAAAGATGCTGACATAAATGTTATTCACTCCGGTATATTAGAAAGAGAGAAGTCGAAGAGACCAAATATACTCATCTTACACGGTCGTCCTGAGTATGCTTTTCAATTAGCCCTTCTTAGAGGCAACAGTCACTATCAAGAGTATAACAGTTACAAGTGGGACGAGAGGTATTCTTTTGTAACTTTTTGGCCGGAACATCAGTTCACTTGGAGCATGGTGTTTCCGCAGCATAAAATGCACTATGTCCCAGCTTTTATTGATACAGACAGATTTAACCCAACAGGGGACATTATTGGATTAACTGAGAAGGGTTCTTTTAATATATTATTGGCAGATGTTTGGCGTGAAGATGTCACCCCATACAATGTTAGTTTAGCTGTTGCCCAGTTCATTAAGACTTATTGCCCAGATGCAAGAATGCACATTATTGGGTTACACCATTTTTCTAAGTCAGCAGTTCAGGGACATCTGGGAATGCTGAAAGATAATAATGTTCTTGGGGATTGTGGGAGCATGATTCCCAACACCGAAAAAATGTACAGAGCATGTGATTTGATGGCTTCTCCTCAAGTGATAGCGACAAGAAGTATTCGGGAGGCCATGTCTTGTGGCTGTATGGTTGTAGCAGGTCAGGGGGCTACATACACAGATTATACCGCAAATCCAATGGACATTTCAGGTTTCTGTGAGGCAATTAAAAGAGCCTATGATTTCTGGAAAATAAACAATAACACTATACGGATAAAGATGCACGAAAAAGCCTGTAAGTTATTCAACCTTAAATCTGGGGGTGAAAACTTTAAAACACTATACGAAGCTATATTGAAGGAAAAACAGAAATGAATGTAGATGCTCAGGATTTAGCTGCTGATACGGGTGATGAGTTTGGTGATACCACTTACCTTATCCCTGCTTTACAGGATACTGGTGTTTAATTAGGCAAGAAGAGGAAATGGATTTTCTCCAAAATGCGTGGCGTGGGGTTGGTAGGATGCTGACCCCACATCACTTTTTTTAAAGGAAAATCAAATGGATAAAATTAGTTTAGAAGATGCCATCAAAAATGTATATCAGATGTTATCTCAGGTTAGAGGTACTGTCAACGGTCAGACTCTTAATGCTGTTGAAATGATTGCAATTATGCAGAGCCATAAAGTGATGGTTGATGAGTTGCAAAAAAGGCAGTCAACTATCGATAGACTCACTATGGAATTGGATGCAACAAAAGAAAAAAAGGAATAAATAAATATGGAATCGACTTTTTCCAAAAACTTTAGTGAGTTGTATGCAGACGTGCTTGAATATCAAGGTGCTGGCAGAGATTCCACAGATGCAACTAAGATAGCCAAGGCCAAACGGCGTGTTAATGACGCCTACCGGAAGTTCCTTGCGTTGGATTGGGGATTCTTATTGAAGCAAGCGACCTTAAAGGTTGATGCTGGCAAGGATACCTATGAACTTCCTGATGATTATGCAGTAATAAAGACACCATTCAAATGTTACCCAAACACTTCATTTGCTAATCCCACAGAGGAAACTATTTCTCGGATATGGGAATACCAAATGTACTATCCACAGAATGGGACACCACAGTTTTACACTTTTGTAAGCTCTTACGATGTTAATGTTGGGATAAGATGCAGTGTTGTATTTTATCCAGTTCCCTCGCAGTCTATTGAATATCACTATGAGTACAAGATTTTCACAAATGTACTCACGGCTGATACAGACATTCCCTGTTGCCCTGCAAATATCTCTCACGTCTTATCTGAGTTTTGTCTGGCTGAGGTTGAGATGTTTGATGAGGATGGAGCTAAAACTGCACACACAACCAATCTGTATAATGTTCTTCTTCCACAAGCCATACGAGACAACGCAATACGGAAGCCAAACACAGTTGGGACGTTTGGGCCAAATAATGTCAACTCCCCATTTGGAAATGTGGGAATAATTTATGGTACAAGATTTCAGTATTAGGGGGTTTTACAATGGCTGACGAACTGGTGCAAGAGTTGTTCTTTCCTTTTTCTGGTTATGCTTTAAATGCAGCATATAAAAATCAACAGCAATTAACATCCCCTGTAATGCTCAATGTAAGACTGAGGGATGTATCTGAGAATATGGCAAGAGGTGGTCAGAGGCCGGGGATGGATAAGGCTTTTGCTGAACAAGTAGGCGATGACCAGCCGGTGCTGAAGCTGGTCACGATAAACACAACTTACATCTCCCCAATAGTATAAAGGAAAATAATATGGGTTTAAGTAATTATGAAAAAGCAAAAATACTCGACCTCTTGGTCGGAAAGACTGCTCACACTTTAACAGCAGTTTATGTTGGACTTAGCACTGCTGACCCGACAGATGATGCCAGTGGACTTGCTGAGCCATCTGGTAATGGGTATGCAAGAGTAGCCACAACAGGGACAACGTGGGAGGATGCTGTCCCTCCTGCAACACAAAACGCCGCAACCATAACTTTTCCTGAAGCATCTGGCAGTTGGGGCACTATATCCCACTTTGCTTTGTTTAATGCTTTGAGTGGTGGAACTATGATTGCTTCAGGTGCACTGGATACTCCAACAGCAATCACAACAGGACAGATTTTCCGGTTTGCCGCTGGTGCTTTGGATATTACCATTGACTGATAATGTGGATGTACTATGAGTGTCTTAACTGATTATTATAATACTGGGGATGACAGTTCAGTGGGAAGTGCTGGGTCAAGCTTCATTCTTGCCCAGACATTTACAGCGGGGGCGGCATACACAATAGTATCTATAAAATTACTTCTTTATAGAACAGCCTATGCCCCCGGAACACTTACAATAGACATAAGAACGACATCCGGTGGAACACCAACATCTACTATACTGTGCACAGGAACTACTGATGGAAACACCTTAACCTCAGATACTGCGGGTGAGTGGAGAGAAATTACTCTTGGTGCTGGAGCAGCTTTAACACTGGGGGCTCAATATGCTATTTCCATATATCCCACAGGAGGTGGTGATTATGATAGACTCAAGTGGAGAAGAGTTGCGACTGGGGCATATTCTGGAGGAAAATTTTGGTATAATAACGGAAGTTGGTCAGACGCATATGGAGTATGGGATTCTATGTTTGAGACATACGCCCATGAGCCTGACTATGTGGGTGCAACTGGAACTATTGGGATTACTTCAGGTTTTTCTGGTGTAGCAACTGTAATTGAACCAACATTGGCAACAGGTTCATTCAGTATATCCTCTTCTTTTTCTGGTGTGGGTAGTTTTATAGCACTTAGAGAAGCTGTTGGAACAATAGTTCTGACAAGCTATTTGCTTGGTAAATTATCAGTCCCAGCATTCTTTGAGTGGGTTTTGGCTCGTCCACCGATATATGACAACACAAAGGTATTTGATGATACAAGTATGACTTGGGTTGCTAACGATGGTAGGGGCGGTGGTAGATTCCAAGAACAGGTCTTAGCAATAGGACAGGGCAGTGATGGAGTTAGTAAGATATTTGTTAAGGTATTATAATGGGACTTTTATTACAAAAGTGGGATGCAGGGGGAACATCTTTCTTTGATGTCTATGTGGCTGCATCACAAACATTTATTGCAACATCTTCATACACTCTCGACAAAGTTGAACTGTTTCTTGCTAATGAGGCAGTGCAAGCAGATACCACTACAACCGTGAAGATTTATGAGGTTGATGGCAGCCACCACCCGACGGGTGGGGCACTGGCAACAATGGGGAATGTTTCAAATACAGAATTAACCACAAGTCTATCTTGGGTCAGTTTTACAGGGGACACCGTGGGGATTACCTCTGGGGTGGAGTATGCCATAGTTGTAGAAATTTCGGGAACTGTTGTGTGTTCTGGGGACTATGACTCAAGTGAATTATCAAGGGTGAAATGGGGTAGGCAAGGGGGTTATACTAATGGCTATGGCAGTATGGTTCAGTGTTACTATGGGCCACCAGCAGCCCCCGAAGGGGAATGGGAGAGTGGTGTAGTCTATGAAACTCAGACAGATGACTTCAAATTTAGAGTTTATGGTGCACCCTTAGCTGTCTGGGCACTTTTTACAGGCGTAGATTCAAGAGTTAATGGGGTACATTACCTCCCACTGACAGGGGTTAGCGAGGGGGATTATATTTACCGAGTTAATTCTGGAAGTTATGGTTATATTGCTTATTATTCTTATGGGGCGATGTGGGCATCTATTGACCCAGAGGAAATCTGGGAAGAACCCCCCCTACTGTTTAATACTACTTCTGGGGGTGATTGGGAAACAATTTTTTACAATGAGATTACGGGGGGGTCTGGCACAGTAGTTATATCAATCACTGAACCGGAAGCTCCTGAAGGGACTATTGATGCAACGGGAACTATTAGCATTACTTCTAATTTATCTGGCATAGCTTCTGCTTTGACAAAACCACCAAAGGCGACTAACCCATTTCCAGCAAACATGGCAGGTAACTGTAAAAACATACTGAACTTAACTTGGGAACTGACCTAAGATGTCTGTGCAATCTAAAATATATAAGTGGAATGGTGTTGATTGGGATTTAAAAAGCACCACGTCCAGCTTTAGTTATGCAACTGGTTTTAGTTTGTTTGACAGTGGGAAAGTTATTTTCTGGCGTGTGGATACTTATGACACTGAAACAGAATTAACTACTGTTGGAGATGTGTGGGCATTCTGGCTTTCACCTCTAATAATCCAAACAGGGGACAACACCCTTACAGGATATGATGCCACATTAGCTTGGGAGGTTGGTGTAACAGAGCAGTGGATTCCAGACGGCTGGACACCAAGTGGTACTTTATTGACTCCAATTACAGGGGAAGAGTGGCAATTTGTAGATGGTTCTTGGCAATGGTCTGACCTTCAAAATTTTGTAGGTGGTGGTAGGTATCAAAACATAGTTGTCGCCTTTGCCCACAACCGAATTTTAATAGAAAGTTTTTGATATGGCACTTGTAGAATTAGGAGCAGATAACGGTTTTACCGCTGGCGATTTAGATACCAGTGGGTACTTTGCAGCCGTACCCGCATTCCAGACTATCTGGGTAGCGGATGGTCGTCCTGCAACGGCAGACATACATACATCTGGCTATCATAAAATTGACATGGTCAATACAAAAATAACCGGAGTCCTTACAGGCACTTTAACGGTTGGGGATACCGTTGTTCAGGACACAAGTCTTGCGGCTGGAATTTATTTTGGTGCTGTCAGTGCAACAGTACACCTTATATTTAGAACTACTACTACCGAGTTCGATGCAACGAATCTAATAAAATTAGATGCTGGAAATTACATAACACCATCGG